GATCATTAGTATTTGCCATAGTTTAATTACCCATTTAGTTAAAGGTTAGTCTTTAGAAAGATCCTTTCTGCTACCAAACTCCGTCCTCGTTTGACGATTCGGTTGTTCGATAGGCATAATAGGATTACTTTCCCTCATTAGTTCAGAATCAACAGCTTGCATGGACGCATCGGTCATATCTTGAAAATATTCCTTACGTTCATCAACTATCGACTCATCAATCTTGGCTAAAATTAAGCCACCAACACCAATAACGCCTGCGTGTTTGCCGTCCTCGATTGTTGGACCTTGAAACTCAGGGTGAGCTTCTGCCCGAACTGGCTCGAATCCTTCTCGAATACGTTTAGACATATTCGTTTTATCATCTTGCCCAAGAACGCTTTCACGTATCCAGCGATACTTATATCCTGGAGGGGGTTGTGGCGCATCCAAACTGGATGGTGGTTGCCAAGGTTTTCTGCGAGTGGTTTTTTCTCGAACTTCAGCAGAACGGGAGTTTCGATCTGTCATATTATACTCCTATATTTAGACATACTTTGCGTACTCTTCTAATGGCACACCAAGCTTCTTAGCAATTGCTTGTTGGCTTGTTGTGAGTTTTACTTTTCTGGATTTCCTAGTGTTTGGGTTAGCCCCAGCGCTAGTTCGTCCAACTGCTTGCACAGGAGGGGCTTTAGCTTCCTCTTGTGCAAATTTGTGTGGAAACGCTTCTTTAATCCGTCCATCTAACTGCTCGTAATAGTCAGTAGAAGTAGGGTTTATTCCTTGTTCTTGCATTTCCTTGTCTATTTCAAAGGCAGCAGAAGTCATTACTCGATCTCTTCCGAACCAAGAATTTTCTTCTTTTTGCGCCCAAGCTGTTGCTCTTGGATCCACTGGAGGTGGAGCATCGGCACCATTGCTTGAAGCACCATTTGTCGGTTTTTGAGAGTCTCGTTTCATTCGACGATTAATCGTTTCCTCTTCAACAGCCAGTTTTGCTATTTGCTGTTGGGTAGCGACTTGTGCATCGATGTCTCCGTCTTCTAATGCTTTTTTATAATGGGTTTTAGCCTGTTCAAGCTCTGTGTTGATACGACCACCGTATTGTTTTAATACAGCTTTGTCTTTCTTTTGAACCGTCGTTTCAAACTCTTTTACTTTTTCTTGTAGTGTTTGAGCAACTCGGAGAGCTTCGTCTCTTTGTCTTTCGGCTTCTCGTTGGTTATAGGTAAGTTTATCGATTCGTTTTTGAACTTTCTCGCTATACTTATCTATTTCTTCTTCGTGTTCCCCTGAGGCTTCGGCGGATGCTTCAACTTCGATTTCTTCAGTTTCTTCCTCGTTAGGGATCTCTATTTCTTTTTCTAAGTTTTCAGTTTCTTCTGGCATGGTCTCCTCCATGTAATGTTTTTGAGTTTAGCGTGAATTTTTGCAAGAGTAAAGTATTATCCCCCAAGAATATCTTCGGGGTCATCTATTAGTGCTAAAATTTCATCGTCGTTTAAAAGACGCAAGTCTCCTCCATCAATTTGGATTCGGGCACCTGCGTAGCGTCCAAAAATGACCCAATCCCCTTCTTGGCACCAAGCGCCTTCAGGGAATTTTAATCGGTCTTTATAGGCATCTGGTCCAAGAGCTACAACGTAGCCCACTACTGTAGTTAGACGCTCTCGGTCTACAGTTTGTTTAGCCAGATAAATTCCACCTTTTGTCTTCTCTGCAGGAGCAAAAGGTAAAATTAGCATGCGATAACCTGTTGGTCGAGGAAGTTTTTGAGACAGCTTACTGTCTTTTTTTAGGTCATCTGGTGTAAAATTAATTGCTTTTTCTTCGGGTTCTTCAGACCCAAAATTAGAAACGAAAGGAGGTATTTCTCTCTTAACTTTCTTAGGTTTTTGCGCTTCATTTTTCATCTGGTGTTTCCATCCTTTTATTTAATCCAATTATTTCATTCTCAATAAAGTTTAGCCCTGATATCTCTCCTAGGAGTCGCTGGTATTGAGTATAGTCCGCAACACCACCACTAACGAGAGTATTTTTTAACTCTTCTTGTCGTTTACGACATTGCTTCAATAAGAATTCAGTCGCTGTTATCCAGTCCATAGGTTATTCTTTAACCCATTGGATAAAACTAAGCCCCTTAGTAGCAGCACCGCCACCCTTAACCTTACCTTTAACCGCCTTTATTTCCCCATCGCCCTCTGTGTTCAGCTTAACTGGGTTTTTCTGCGGTCCAGGATATAGTTTAGACTTCTTAGCCATTTTATTCTCCTCTAGTTCTTTCGTCCGCTTCTCGGACAGTATTTAAAATATCTGCATAAGTTCTATCTGCTTCGAGTATAGAGCTCTGTACGTTTTTCTCTCTGTCTGCTGCAATTTTCATTTCTGCTATAGCTTCTTGAGATTCAATTTTATCTTTCTCGACTTCCCGTTTCTGTTCCGAAGCAATTGCACGTTGCCTTATTTCAGCTTTCTGTAGTTCAATTATCGGATCCATCTTAGCTTTCTCTTCTGCTTCAGCGACTGCTTGAGCCCTACCCGTAACTTCTGCTGTGGCTTGAGTTGCTGATTGTGCAATTTCATTCATAATCTGTTGTGCTTGTTCAGGCGGCATCTGTTGTAATTCTTCTAGTGGTGGTAGCGGTTGTCCCATCGCTTCTTCAATCTCTAATCGATACTTCATCGATTGGTGTTCTTGTATATTTGAACTAATCATTTGCACAACCATCTCGTTTTGTTGTGCCATCGGGTTTTGTACAAACGATGAGTGTGCTTCAATGTAGGCTTCATGGTCTTGCCATTCAAACGCTTTGATAGGTTGTCCCATCATTGCTGCCTGTTGTTCACTGATAGGGTCTCTTGGTGGAACTTGCTGTTGTTCTTTAAACAGTGTTTGTGGGTTTTTAATTTCAAGTGCTTCATACATTCTTCTATATGCTTCCTGCATATTGTGTATTTCTGGTGCAGCTTGTGCCATCTGTAATTGTTGTTGTGCTATCATTACCCGCTGTGCCATTGAAAAGATGTTTGGGTCACTGACTGGGAGGACATCAACACGATCGTCAAAATCTTGTGCCATGACAACCTGTTGTCCACCCTCTGTCATATATGGGTACTCAGGTGGTAGGTATTTAGCGTAAAGCGTAGAAAGTAGTCTAAACTCCTTCTTTTGGGCAAAATGTAGTCGTTTATGTATAGCCGACATTACTTTCGTCCCCCGTTCTAGCATGGCTATGGTTGTTCCTACAGGAAGTTGTTGGCTACCTATATCCCCTACTTGCATGTCTGCTATGCTTGCGAACCTTCTACCCGAATCAACCAAAACACCTAACAACTGTGATAAAACAGCCGAAGGTTCTTTATAGGGTAGGGGTAATAACGAATCTTTAATCGTAGCGCCTGCTACATCAACGTCTCTAAATTCTCCAGGTTGTAGTGGTTCGTCTTCGCCTTGTATCCGCATTCCACGAGCTTTAAATCCTGCGGGGAGGTTGGCTAAAGTACCAGCATCGATAAGTTGCCTCAATATTGCTGTCACTGATTTGGTTAGACCGCCAATCATGTGGATTAAACCGAAACCATAAAAACCTAGTCCTGGAAGGAACTTATACTGAACAAAATAATCTAATTTTTTATAGAGTTCGTCTCCTTCTTCCCAGTTACGTCGAATAGCGAGTATTTGGTTCATGTCTTCACAGATGGTTACGATATACGGGCAGGCGAAGCCGTGGTCTTCTATTTCCGACAACCTTAGATCAACGTGCATTTCTAGTATAGTGTAAAGTTCGTTATTCTCTGCGTAAGTAGAGCTGAGTCCTTCAAGTTCTTCCATTTTCTCTTGTACGTCGTTTGGACTTATTGCTCCAGGGTTCTGCATTAGATCAATATCGCTGTATGTGCCGTTTAGTTGCATTTTAAGCAAATCGTTTTTAGTCATGTTCATCACATGTGTGACACGCGGTGAAGTAGACAGGTCGGTAGTAGAATAGCTAACGACTAAATCTTCCGCCTTAACAAACTCACTGACCGCACGGTTCAGCATCGTATCGAAATAAACTTTTTTGAAAGCACTTCCAGAAAGCGGTAGGTAAAAAAGCATTGAGTCCATCTCTGGGTCGTACTCTTCCATCACGTGTGTGATCTGGTAGTTCATAAATTCTTTAACTCGAGTCGATTGTGAAACGATCTCAGGGTTATGCCCACCAACGACCTGTACTTGTACTGGTCCACCTGGAGGTAATAACTCTTTATAGGCTTGCGCTTGAAACTGAGTCACAGCTTCTGATAATATTGGGTGGTCAACGCCACTAGCTCCTTGAAACGGTTGTGTTCGTTCTTGGCTTTTGATCCCCAGTAAGTCTAGTCCTTTAGTGAAGGCTTCATACCAATCTTGCCGAGATTCTTTGTCGTCTTCGTACATACCGACGAGTTCGCTGGCTAGTGGATTTAAAACCGAATCGTCTAAGAAGTCTGCTAAATTCTCATTGAACTGTGGTGCTTGAGGCATTTCCTCTTGCATCATCTCTTCACCGTCTGGTAATTCAAGTTCAATCTCTACGGGAAGCGGGGTTCCAGCAAGAGGGGCTTCTCCGTTCATTACTGGAAGTTGTTTATCAATTGCCATGGAGATCTACTCTATCATATGTTTTCATTAATAGTAAACCATTTCCCTGTGTCGGTATCCATCAAATGGGTCTTCGTAATCAGAAGCCAACTGGACAAAACCGCCTTGGCGAAACCGTAAAACTGCTTGAGACATTGAATCGACTAAGTCATCATGATCACCGTTTGGAAAAGCTGCACACTCTTCTACAACTTCCGTCGCCCAGTGTGTGTCGGGCTTCCAGACCATTCCTGACTCAAATAAAGGGGTGCATGCGTTTACTCGAGCCACCTTGTCTGCGCCTTTACTCGGAGTAAAGTTCTGTACAGGGATGCCGATTCTTCTTAATTCTTGTGTGAGGGGAGTTCCGCTTCCTTTCGCCTCGATAATTACTGTGTCTGGATCCCAGTGCTCGTAAAGTTCTAATGCTTTGCGCTTTAGTTCAGGAAACTCCAACCTTTGTTTAACGGAATCTAACAATATAAGGTGGGCAACTTCCCCTTGATAAAAGTCTTCGCCTATACGTCCGTGTGGGTAAAATACACCCCAAGTCGTAATTGCTGAATAATCCGCAGTCTCTGATTTCAAAAATGCCGTATCGTAACTTTGTATAACGTACTCACATTCAGGTGGCTTTTCAGTTGGCCATTCTTTCCACCACTCACGTTTAATTAATGCACCTTCTTCTGAAGACGGCGATTGCATGTATTGAGCAAACCATTTCGGTCCATTACCGAGTGCTGCCTTAATTGCTTCCAGTTCTTCAACTTTCCAGTACTCTGGCCAGACTGCGTCTCCACTCGGCAATATAGCTGGTAGTTCTATTACTTCCCACTGATCGTTTTGAGAGCTACGAGACATATCCTTGATTAATCGCCCTGTTAGGTCTTTAACTGACCAACGGGTCATAACGATAACTATCGCTCCTCCAGGCTGAAGCCTTTGCCGTGGTCCAGAAGTATACCACTCATACGCGTCATCCAGTGCTGCTTTTGACATTGCATCTTGCTCTGAGTGCGGATCGTCAATAATAAAGAGGTCTGCACCCCGTCCAGCGATCGCACCGCCTGTACCTACCGCATAATACTCCCCTCGTATCGTCGGTTGGTTCTCTGCCATGGTTTCCCACTTTCCTGCTGCTTTTGA